GGACGCAGGCGGCGATCTCGGGCTGACGGGGTTTACCGATGAGGAGCTTGGTCAATAACCCCTGCCTGAAGGCAGAGGCTTGAAAGAGCCTTTATTGACTAGTCTCAGCAAACCTCCTTGGGGAGGCGAGCTACGTTGGTTGGGAATATATAGGCACCGTGGAATGTTCATCCTAGTTCCACGCTCTGCGGCCAGTGGTTAAAAGCTCTAAGAGGTAGGAGCGGTGCTGCTGGTTGGAAACCCCTTCCAACATTGACGAAGGATGTTAACCGGCCTTCTGGCCGAGCAAGTGGATCCTGCGGGTATCCGCAAAGGAGATACTTTGAAAGTATTTGTTTTGAACATGCGCGGCAAGCCGCTAATGCCGTGTTCGCCTGCAAAGGCGAGACACATGCTGAAGGCAGGCAAGGCCGTCGTAGCGCGACGGACGCCGTTCACGATCAAGCTGACCATCGCTACGGGCGAGACGAAGCAGGACGTGACGCTTGGCGTCGATGCAGGCGCCAAGCACGTAGGCATTTCCGCCACGACGGAAAAGGAGGAGGTCTTTGCGTCCGAAGTCGAGCTTCGACAGGACATCACGGGACTCCTGGCCGACCGTCTGGCTTTCCGACGTTCAAGGCGCAATCGCAAGACACGCTACCGCGCACCACGCTTCGACAACCGCGTTCGATCCAAGCACAAGGGCTGGCTTGCGCCGTCCGTGGAGAATCGCATTCAGGCGCACATCTCGCGCATTGAAGCGGTTTGCCGAGTGCTTCCAATCACCAAAATCGTGATTGAAACAGCATCCTTTGACATTCAGAAGATCAAGAATCCCGAAGTCGAAGGAACGGACTATCAGCAGGGCGATCAACTTGGATTCTGGAACGTGCGAGAGTACGTTCTTTTCCGAGACGGTCATGTTTGCCAACACTGTCGAGGTCGATCCAAGGATCCGATCCTCAACGTGCATCATCTTGAGAGCCGCAAGACGGGCGGTGACGCGCCAAACAACCTGATCACGCTCTGCGAGACATGCCACAAGGCATATCACGCCGGGAAGATCAAGTTGAAGGCACGACGCGGTACATCGTTCAGGGCTGAAGCCTTCATGGGCATCATGCGCCGGACGCTGCTTGATCGCGTCCGCAAGGCGCATCCTGAACTGTCTGTCGAGAACACCTACGGGTATCTGACGAAGCACAAGCGCATTGCCCTTGGCCTGCCCAAGACGCATTGCGCCGACGCCTTCTGCATTGCCGGAAATCTGAATGCGCTGCGACGAGGAGACTTCCTCTACCAGCGCCAGACGCGTAAGCACAACCGACAGATTCACAAGTGTTCGATTCTCAAGGGTGGAGTGCGAAAGCTCCACCAAGCGCCGTTCCTTGTCAAGGGCTTCCGCCTCTTCGACAAGGTGAAATGCACGGGACGAATCGGGATTATTTTCGGTCGCCGTTCAACGGGTTCCTTCGACGTCAGAACGCTTGATGGAACTCGGCTTTCCGCTGGCATCAGCTCTAAAAAACTGACGCTTCTCGAAAAGCGAACCACATTTTTGACTCAACTTAGAAAGTAGGTCGGCGCTTCCTCCCCTTCCTAAAGGAAGAGGTTTCCGCGCCGAATTATTATGAATTGCTCTCAACCCCGACGGAATCCGTCGATAGCGACGAGGATGAAGCACCAGAGCCGCTGGAAGCCACGATATCTAAACGCGGGGATGTGTGGATTCTGGGCACCCATCGGGTGATGTGTGGGGATGCTTGCTCGGCTGATGATATTTCAAAGTTATTCGGGCGCACGGAGGGGGGGGGTACTCCGACTGTCTCGCTGTACCTGACCGACCCGCCTTATAACGTCGCCTACGAGGGTAGAACCAAAGACGAACTCTCCATCCAAAACGACAACATAGAGGATGGGCAGTTCCGCCAGCTCCTCGTTGATGCGTTTTCTATGGCGGATACGGTCATGAAGCCGGGGGCAGTCTTCTACATATGGCACGCAGGATTAGAGGGGCTCAATTTCCTTGGCGCCTGTAGGGATGTTGGCTGGCCCGTTCGGGAGTATCTCATTTGGGTGAAAAATTCGCTTGTAATGGGGCGGCAAGATTACCAGTGGCGGCATGAGCCTTGTTTGTATGGTTGGAAAGAAGGGGCGGCGCACAAGTGGTATTCAGATCGGTCGCAGTCGACGGTGCTCGAATTTGATAGGCCGACGCGAAACGGCGTCCATCCGACGATGAAACCAGTGGAGCTTTTCCGGTATCTCATGGAAAATAGCTCCAAAAAAGGTGACGTGGTCTTCGACAGCTTTGGCGGTTCCGGAACGACTTTGATAGCTGCGGAAGAGACAGGACGAGTTGCCCGTCTGATGGAACTGGATTCTCGTTACGTGGACGTGATTGTGAAACGTTGGCAAGAAATGACAGGGGAAGAAGCGTCCCTCGAAGAAACAGGGGCGACTTTCAACTCTCTGCAGCACTGAATTTTGTCGAAGAGGTGACCCAGCGGCCGCGGAGTTGTTAACCCTGTGAGGCGTATCAATAACTCGGCGAAACGCGGAACTGCCCCGCACTCTTCGGCAAATATTTTTGAGAGGAAACGCTATGGCGGGCAAGAAAATGTACATTGATCTCGCCAAGGTCGAGCAATATGCGCAAGTCTGCGACAACGAGGAAGAGATTGCGCGAGCCCTCGGAATATCCTACCGGACGTTAGTGCGCCGGAAGTCAGAATTTGTCGAATTTGGCGAGGCGATTAAAAGAGGTAAGGCCAAGGCCAATGTCTTTGTGGGCGGGAAGCTCATGGAGCAGATCAAGGCCGGGAACATTGCCGCGACGATTTTCTATCTTAAGTCGCGGTGCGGCTGGAAGGAAACGCAGCGCCTAGAGGGCGACTTGACCACAACAGCGAAACCGCCCGAGGGCTTGCAGGATATTTATAACGCGCTGGCTCGCGGCACTAAGCAATGACAACCAATAGCGCCGACCCATTTGCAGAACTGTATAGACCGCACCGATACAAGGTGTTTTACGGAGGCCGAGGCAGTGGCAAGAGCTGGGCAGTCGCACGCGCGCTTATCGCTATGGCCGACTTCGGTCGGGTGCGCATTTTGTGCTGTCGCGAGGTGCAGAACTCAATCCGCGACTCGTCGTATCAGACGCTGAAAGATACAGCGGAGCGCATGGGCCTATTTGATCGCTTCGACTTCAAAGAGTCGGAGATTGAGCACAGGCGCACCGGTAGCCGCTTTATCTTCTCCGGCCTGTTGCGTAATGAGAACTCGATTAGGTCAAAGGAAGGCATAGACATCTGCTGGATTGAGGAGGCGTCATCCGTCTCGCGCAAGTCGTGGGACGTGCTGATTCCGACCATTCGCAAACCAGGGTCGGAATTGTGGCTAACGTTCAACCCGCTCACTGTCGACGACCCAACGAATGACTTTCTAGAGGCACCCCCGCCGGGCGCCTACGTTCGCAAGGTCAACTATACGGATAACCCGTATTTCCCTGAGGTTCTGCGGGAGCAGATGGAATGGGACAAGGCGAACGATTACGAGAAGTATTTGCACATTTGGGAGGGCTTCCCGCTCACCATCAGCGGGGCGCAGATTTTCCGCGGCAAGTACGTCGTTGAGGCGATTCCGGACGATCTTTGGAAACAGGCCGATCGACTGTTTTTCGGCGCCGACTTCGGTTTTGCGCGTGACCCGTCGACGCTTGTTCGCTGTTTCATCTTGGATAATCGCCTGTATATTGACCATGAGGCCTACGGCGTCGGCGTTGAAATCGACGAATTGCCTCAGCTGTATCGTTCGGTTCCGGAGTCAACGAAATGGCCAATTAAGGCGGACTGCGCTCGGCCTGAGACAATCAGCTATCTTAAGCGCCACGGGTTTAACATCGAGGGCGCTGAGAAATGGCCTGAGAGCATCGAGGAAGGCATTAGCTTTATTCGGAGCTTCGACAGGGTCGTTATCGACCCGCGATGTGTCCACACTGCGGACGAGTTCCGTCTGTACTCGTACAAAACGGATAGACTAACTGGTGAGGTTCTGCCGGTCGTCATAGACAAAAACAATCACGCGATCGATGGACTCAGGTATTCCCTGGCAGATTACATAAAGGCACGAGGCTATGGCTTCAAAATCTCGGAAGACGAAACGCCAGACCTCTGGATTTGAGGTCACCGGCGAATACGACGGCACCACCACGGTGGTCGACGCTATCCCGCAGGAAAAGGATATCCGCGAACTGCTTAAGCCCGCGCGATCTCTCGCAGGGTCTAAAGCGCACTATAAAAAGCTCGACGGCGCCATGGACGCGGCTTTTGCGGGCGGCATTGTGCCTAAGTTCGAATGGTCAGCGATCTCAAGCCTTGTCAGCTTCGTAGGCTACGGCGTTTTGCAACAGCTCTCGCAAGACGCGCTCATTCGCTTGTGCATTCAGACACGCACCGATGAAATGTTGCGGGCGTGGATTGAAATCAAGTGCGACGATGACAAGCGCAAGAAGGCGCTTGAGGAAGAGATTGTCCGCATCGGTCTGCGCGATACGCTGTATAAAGCGCTCACGACAATGGGCATGATGGGTGGCGCCTTCCTGTTTATCGACACGGGGCACGCTAAGCCGGATGAAGTCCTTAACAAGACAGCACGCTCGACAGAGCTTAAAGACCGCGTATCGTTCCGCGTGATTGATCCGATCTTTACGACGCCGCAGAGCTTTAACGCGTCCGACCCGCTCAAAGAAGACTTTTACAAGCCCGCTGTGTTCTACATCATGGGCACGGCGGTGCATACGTCGCGCCTGATCCGCCTTGTGGAAAACGAGGTACCGGACTTACTCAAGCCCTCGTATAACTTCTTCGGGATCGCTCAGGCCCAGTTGCTTTCGGACTACGTGACGCACTTTCGAAAGAACCGCGAGGAGGTTAATACCCTTCTGACAAAGTTCTCGACGAGCTTCATTAAAACCGATTTGGGCGCTCAGCTCTTTGCCCGCAAGTCGTGGCAACCGGTGAGCGACCGCGTGAAGTTCTTCGCGAAGTTCCGCGACAATAGCGGCGTCGGCCTTCTCGATAAGGACAAAGAAGACTTCGTACAGGTCAACACGCCGATTACCGGCCTGACCGATATCGTGCGCCAGTCGCTTGAGTTCGTCGTGTCGGTCAACCAAAGCGGCGTGGTAAAGACGCTGGGGCTGTCGCCGTCGGGCTTTAACGCCACGGGCGAGAGCGATATTAAGTTGCAGGCCGACTTAATCGCCACGCGACAGGAGAAGATTCTGCGGCGCCCGCTTGAGGAGATACTGCGCATTTTGCAGATCAATCTTTTCGGCGATATTGATCCTAGTCTGAGCTTCGAATTCTGCTCACTCGACGAAGATGACGAGCGCACGACGGCAGAGGTCAAAAAGATGATGGCCGACACGGCCGCCGTCTACCTTGACCGCGGTGTACTCTCTGAAGACGAGGTACGCGCGGCCTTGAGTAATGCCAAGGATCATCCGTATGGCGATCTTGAGGGTGAAGCCCCCGGGGCGCCTGAAGACCCGTTCGGCCAAATGAGCAGCACGACCACGGAGGAGCGCGATGACATCGACAAGGCGGGCGCAGTCTACTGACGTGCGCATCCGGGCCGTGCGTCCTAATGCAGGGCTTCGGAAGGCGTACGCGGGCAAACTGCGCTCGCTCGTGCGTCAGATGGCGCAAGACGTCGCCAAAGAACTTGAGGGGCTTTATCGCAAGGTCGAGCCGCGGATTGCGAAAGACGCTAAGAGCGAGTCCCCAGCCGAGCGCCTGCAAAAGATCATTGATCGGATGCGCAAGAAGTGGGAGGAAAGCACGCGGGAATTTGCCGAAGACACGGCGGACTGGTTCGTGCGGAAGACGCGCGACCACGTCGACCGGGCGCAGAACTCAGCGCTACGGGCTTCGGGGTTTGAGGCGTTCGACCTGCGCTTTGACAAGGGGCAGATTTCGCAAGACGCCTTTGACGCACTTGTGAACGCCAATACGTCGCTCATTAAGTCAATCAGTTCCCGATACCTTCAGGAGGTCGAGGGGCTTGTCATGCGGGCTGTGACCGACGGGCGGGACGTGGCGGGGCTTAAGTCCGAGCTATCCAAGCGCTACGACATCACTCAGCGGCGCGCGGACTTCATTGCTCGCGATCAGTGCAATAAGGCGACCGAAGCCCTGTGCCGCGCGAACGATTTAGAGGTTGGTGTTGAGCAGGGCGAATGGATTCACGTTCCCGGCAAGCACACGAGCCGCGAGACACACAAGGCGATGGACGGCAAAAAGTTCGACCTAAAAAAAGGACTTTACGACCGCGATGTTGGGCGCTACGTACTTCCGGGGGAACTTTGTGCGTGCCAGTGTACGTATCGGCCACTACTGAGTAGAAAGCTATGGAAAAAGAACTCTTAGCGCTTGATGAAAAAGTTGTGATGGAGTCTGCGCGGACGCGCGACAAAAACGGCTTTTTGCAGGTCAAGACATCGAATTTAACACGCGACCACGTGGCGCCGTACTACGGGCGCGAGATTCCGGGATGGGAAGAACGGCAGTTAGACCCTGACCGGATTTATTACGGATGGCGCAACCCTGACGAGCTTCAGGCGGCACTGTCGACATTCAACGGCGTGCCGCTTTTGATCGAACACAAGTTTGATAGTGCGGAGCATCCTAACAAGGAGTTACGCGTCGGCACCGTTGGCACCAGTGCGAAGTGGGAGCCGCCATACATTACCAACGCGCTCAGCGTATGGGATGAAAAAGCAATTTCCGCGATTGAGGACGGCACACTGCGTGACCTCAGTTGTGGATACCGATATAAGCCCGATTTCACGCCCGGGGAGACTCCGGACGGGCTTGCCTATGACTTCGTGATGCGCGATCTCGCTTGCAATCACGTAGCACTTGTTCACGAGGGTAGAGCTCCCTACTGCTATGTCTCTGACGAAAAACCTAGAGGAATCACGATGAGTGAAGAAACAAAGGTGGATGGGGCGTGTGACGACTTCACGGAGTTTGCACGCAAGACTATCGACGAGTCAGGCGTTGAGCTGACGCCCGAGCAGAAGGACGCGCTTGTGCGCGCTTTTGCCGAATCTCACGCGAAGTTCGAGGAAAGCAAGGCCGACGAGGCCGAGCAGGAAACCGAAGGCACGCGAGACGAAGAGCCTGCCAAGCCCGAAGGCGCCGAAGACGCTGACGAGCCCAAGGACGAGGCCAAAGCCGAAGACGAAGACGCGGGCGAAGAGAAGTCCGAAGGCGGCGCCATGGACGCGGCCATGATTGCCAAGACGGTGCGCGGGCAGTTGTCTGCACAGTACCGCGCGGCGACCGAGGTTAAGTCCGTGCTGGGCAACGTCGACCCGATGGCCTACGACAGCGCCGACGCGATCTATCTCGACGCCGTCAAGGCGATGGGCGTCAAGAACGTCCCGGCCAGCGCCGCTAAGCACGTTTTCGCCGCTTTGCAGTCGGTCAAGACCGCCGCCCCGAGCGGTGCAATGGATTCGGCACCCAAGAGCGACGAAGATTTTCTGAAGCAGTTCATTCGATAAGGAGATGGGCAAATGGCTCTCCAGTCCAAAGTAAATGTGGGGCTTGCCCCCGCGATTGCGGGTATGCCCGCGAGCGTTGTTGAGACGCACTACACGGCGCAGACTTATCAGGCCTCCTCTGATTTGACGGTTGGTAATTTCTGCTTTGCTGACGCTACCGCCGCCGGGACGAAGGTCAATAAGGCCGGAACCGGCATCCTGCGCGGCATCGTCGTTTATACGCGTCAGTACATCACGGGCGAAGTGACTGCCGATAATGCGATGGTGATCCCTAAAGGCGCCTTCGCGCAGATCGCCACGAATGGCAAGTTTTGGGTTGTCGCACAGAATGCGCAGGCCAAGGTGGGTGATTACGTTCTCGCCTCTCAGACGGACGGTTCTGTCACGACTCAGACGGGCAACGCCAAGAAGGAAGGCTTCACAATGACGAATTTCGTCGTTGAGAATGTGCTGGGCACGGAAGCGAAGTCCCTCATCCTGATCAGCAACCAGCAGCCCAATGTCGTGCCCCCGATGGCCGCGGCTTAATCTTTTTTGAAAGGTGGATTAGAAATGGCACGAAGTGAAACCATGGAGCGCCTTGGCTTTGACCTGTGCAAAGGCAACGGGCGTTTTCTTCCGACTCAGGACGGCACTGCCGATATCGCGATGGACGCTGCTTTGCAGACCGTCGCCAACGTGCAGACCCCTGCTCTCTTTGCAACCTACTATAGCCCTGAGATTGTCGAAATCCTTCAGGCTCCCCGCAACTCTACGGAGATTTTCTCCGAAGAAAAGCGCGGCGACTGGAAGGACGTTCAGACGATGTTCCCGGCTGTCGAATACGTTGGGCAGACGACGGCATACAGCGACTACGGTCGCGGCCTGCTGTCTGAAGCCAACATCGAGCAGGTGACCCGCGAAACCTACAAATTCCAAACGTTCATTCAGATCGGCGACTTGGAAGAAGATATCGCGACGGCTCAGAAGATCAATTTGCTTTCTGAAAAACAGCGCGCCGCGGCAACCGCGATCGAAATCGACGCCAACAACTACAACCTGTTTGGCGTGAGCGGTATGGCCATTTATGGCCTTCTGAACGATCCGGCACTGCCTGCCGCCCTGTCGCCCGCTACCGTCGATACTAAAACGGCATGGGCCGACAAGGATGCGAACGCGATTTATAACGACATTCTTGCAATGTTCAATCAGATCGCCGCCGCGTCCAATGGCTACGTGAGCTTTAACAGCAAGCTGAAACTCGTGGTGCCGCCGTCCATCATGGGACAGTTGGCCAAGACGACGACCCTCGGTGTTGCGCCGGTTCTGCAGACCCTTAAAGGCTTCTTCCCGGGCCTTGAGATTATTTCTCTGCCGCAGCTTCAGGACGCAGAAGGCGTGTGCAAAGCCATGCTGATCGCGACGGAAATCGCAGGACGGCCTACGGCTAAATTCGGCTTCCTCGAAAAACTGAAGACCTATCCGGTTCTCGTCGAGCACTCTTCCATGTCTCAGAAGTGGGCATCGTCTACTACCGGCTGTCTGCTGTTCCGTCCGTTCGCTGTCGCGGTGATGACGGGTATTCAGAAGGCGTAATGACCGGTTCAATTTGACGATACTGTCAAGTTGATCATGCCCCGGGGAGGGCTGACGCTCTCCCCGTTCAATTTTTAAGGAAACACAAAAAATGGCCAATCAGGAAACTAAAGTGAAGCGTGCTCCGAGTGCTCCGAAAGTCAAGGTAATCAGCGAAGACGGCGCCACGGTGAGCGTCGGCAATACTGCCAAGACGTCGGATACGGTCACGATCCTTTTTCGCTCCCGCATCTCTCAGAAGTTCACGCTGAGTAACGGCAAGAGCGTCACCATCAACGGCAACGGCGTATATCTCGCGAACGCCTCGGGCGGCGCACTGCCTGCCGGTGGGTACGGCGTGACGGTTGTCGACCGTGCTTTATGGGAGCAGGTGAAGGCTGAACTCGGTCAGGCTTATGGCCCGTGGTTCGCATCCGGGCGCATCAAGGAAAAGAAGAGCGAGGCGCAGGGCTTAAATTTCGCGATTGACCACGCCGACGAAAAGACGGGCGACGACCCGATGCCTCAAAAGAATTCAACGAAGGAATAACGCCAATGACTGCCGTCGTGTTCGATCCCGAGACCTTCCGAAAGGTATACCCCGCATTTAGCGACATCACGCGCTTTACTGATGAAATGTTAGAGGCGTGCTTTGATCAGGCGGCGGAGCTGATCGGCAACGACGACGACAGCGCGATTCCTTACGATCCCGACGCACAGCCGCCCATTAAGACACGGGCGGTTGTGCTCACCCTCCTGACCTGCCACATTGCCACGCAGTCATACATATGGGGCGACCAGCAGGCCGGGCCATTGCAGACCGCGGGCGAAGGCTCCGTTAGTGCCGGGTTTGGCGGCATGGTTGACGCCTCTAACCCCGCGTGGTGGAACTCGACGAAGTGCGGCGCGCAAGCGTGGGTGATTCTCAAGCGCTACGCACAGGGGCCGCTCTATTTCGGCGTCCAGCACATCTACATGGGTGGTTAAATGCGCGTCAAGGTCGTCTACTCGCAGGGCGGCTTAAAAGAGCTGGCGAAGGCCGCTCATAGGGCCAAGCTAGAAGCCGTTGCAGGGGTGCTTAGGGGCGCCACGAATTCCGACACGGGCGCGAGCGTGGCCGCTTATGGGCTGGCGCTTGAATACGGCACATCAAAGATGCCTGCGCGTCCCTTCCTTCGGCAAACGGTCGAGGGCCATAAAAAAGAGTGGCGCGAGCAGCTCGCCATGGGCGTGAAGCGCCGGGGCCTAAGAAGGGCCGAAGAAGTGTTAGGCGTCGTCGGCCGCGTGATGCGTGCGGACATAATCGCAACGATTAAGCGCGGCGACTTTGAGCCGCTTTCGCCCGAGACGATTGAAGCCAAGGAGCGCAAGCGCAGGGAGAACCCGGCAGCGCCCTTGATTGACACAACATCCCTGATCAGGTCGATTAGCAGCGAGGTTCGGAACAAATGAATTTACACGCTGTTGTGCGGGGCGCGATTAACGCCGTTGCCCGCGATCTTCCCGCCGAGCTTTACACGATGACGGGGGAGCAGGAGCGCGGTGAGCGCGGCGACTTACTTCCCGTGTTTGCTGAGCCGGTGCCGGTGCTTGGCCAATGGCAGAGTATTAAGCCCGACGAGATCATTAAGACCGAGCGCATCAACGAGGCGACGACTGTTCGCAGGGTATACCTCCGCGCGACGGATGACGCTTCTTCGCGCCCGTGGGCGTCGTGGCGCCCGCTCGGCAGGTCAGGGGATTTGCTCAAGGACGATCGCGGCGCCTATTGGCTTGTCGACGCCGTGATTGAGGATTTCACGCATGAAGGATGGGTATGCGTGCAGGCCGTTTTGCAGACGGTGCCGCCGCGCTTCAAAGTAAAGGAGCCAACCGATGGCGGCAGTTAAAGACATATCGCAGGCCGACATACTGAACGCGTGCATTAAGTTCTGCTACAACTTCGCGGCCCCGGCACTCACTGACGAGATGCACGTCCTTGACGGGTTCGGCAACAATAGAACGCTCCCGAAGGACGGTAACGACTTCTGCATTGTCACCCCGATTCGCCAGTCCCGAAGCGGCTCGAACATTGAGAGCTGGAAGCCCGACGGCGAGGAGGTCATGGAGCTTGCCGAGTACGTCAATCTAGACATTCAGATCGACGTCTACTCAACGAACATATTCGACGCATTGGAGCGTGCGCAGACCTTTGAGACGGTCGCGCGTTCTGATTTCGGCGTGCAGCACTTCTTAGCGTTCGGCATCGACTGTTTATTTGCCGATGGCGTTCAGAACCTGACCGCCGTAATGGATTCCAAACAGTACGTGAGCCGGTGGACTCTCGTTCTGCACTTGGGCTATTGGAAGCGCGTGAAACTCGCGCAGGATTTTTTCAAAACCGCAATTGTCGATGTGATAAACGTCGACACGAAATACAAACCATGAGGTAAAAAATGTCTATTCCAGCTGGTTATCTTGTCGCGATCACGCCGCGCACCATCAGCGCGGGCGCTTCCGATCTTGAAACGAACGGCATGGTGCTCACAAAGAGCGCACTACTGCCGACCGGGGCCCCGGCCGTCGCCTTCGCCTCGGCTTCCGCCGTGTCCGATTTCTTCGGTCCGGACTCTGACGAAGCTCGCTTTTCTCAGCAGTATTTCACGGGCCTGACGAATCAGCAGAAGGCACCGACTGCGCTCGTGATCGGGCGCCGCATCAGTGAAGATTGCGCCGCGTGGATTCGTGGTGCCCGCGTATCCGCCGACTTGGCCGCATTCAAGGCCATTAAGGACGGCGCCATGAAGCTCACGATTGACGGCGCAGAAAAGACCGCCGCAACGGTTGACCTCTCGGAGGCCACGTCTCTTTCGGATGTCGCCACGAAGATTGCCACGGCCCTGACCGGTTGCACCGGCTCTTACGATTCGAACACGCAGACATTTACCTTCACTTCTTCGACGAAGGGCGCCACGTCCACAGTGGGGTATGCTTCGGCGGGTGAAGGCGGTACGGACCTGTCTGCGAAACTCAACCTGACGCAGGCCGCGGGCGCCGTCCTTTCTCAGGGCGCCACGGCTCAGACCGAAGCGGCGACGCTTGACGCCGTCCGCTCCGTGACGTCCAACTGGGCGCAGTTCACGACCCTGTGGGAAGTCACGGAAAAGGCAGAGGCCGAAGCCTATGCCGCGTGGGCCGATATCGAAGACGATTTTGTGTATGTCTTTTGGTCGAGTGACACGAAGATGACCAGCACGCTGACGCAGGAATCGACTGTAGCCTACGCGCTGAAGGATCGCTATAACTGCACCTTCCCGATCTACGCTCAGGACTACGTTACGGCGGCTTTTGCCGTGGCCTATCCGGCTACGATCAAATGGGATGCGACGCAGGGCATGAAGGTCATTTTTGGCAAGACCGCAAGCGGCCTGACGCCGACGGTGACGACCGAGCAGGAAGCTACTGCGCTTGACGCCCTCGCCGTCTCCTACATCGGGCAGTTTGCCACGCGTAATGATCAGTTCCAGTTCACGAATCGCGGCGCCCTTTGTAACCCGGCGATGTATGGTTTTTATGACACGCTGATTGGCTCGATTTGGCTTCGCTCCAAATTGCAGACCTCGATCATGAAGGGCTTCGCGACGGTCAACCGTGCGCCCTACAATGCCACGGGCTACACAATGCTCAAATCGTGGTGCCAAGACCCGATCACGCAGGCATTGAATGCGGGCGTCATTGACGCCGGTATCAGCCTGAGCGATAGTCAGAAAGCGCAGATCATGCAGGAAACGGGCAACGAAGAAGCACCGCGCGAACTGCAAAGCAAGGGCTATTTTTTGCAGGTGCTTGACCCGGGCGCAACCGTTCGCGCACAGCGCGGCGCCCCGATCTCTCAACTGTATTATGCGTACGGCGGAAGTATCGCCCGCGTCTCTCTTCCAGTAGTCGCCGTCCTGTAAACGTCACATGGCCGCTCGCCGTAGCGGCCTTTTTTGGAGCATATAAATGCCGTTCAATAACAAGACCTCAGCGAACGTAGTCGCATGGCTTAAGATCGAAAACGTCTGCCCGTCGGGCATTCAGCTGACGCAGTTCTCGACGGATGCCGGTATTGCCGCCGACGCCGTGCAGGAAGTGCAGGCGGACATGACGCTCGATGGCCATTTAGTCAAGGGCTACACGCCGAATCCCTATGTGGTCAATCTGACCCTTCAGCCGACCGCGCCCGCAATTGCCTACCTGCGCGAGGCTCAGGCCCTGCAGAAGTCACTTAAAACGCCGCTTGGCGTCGAGCTGACGGTGTATTACCCGGCGACTGACCGCACATATCAGTTCGTTAATGGCGTCTTTACTCAGATGATGCCGATGCCTGCCGCAAACCGCGTGCAGGACCCGGTGACGGTTCAAATGACGTTTGAGGACTGCCAGTAATGCGCGAGGCCAAGACCATCACACTCCAAGACGGCGAGCGCAAAATCACGTTCTCGATTAAGCCAATGTCCGCCCTTAAGGCTGAACGTTGGCTGATCCGTGCGGCGTTCGCGCTGGGCGGCGGCCTGTCGTCTTTGACGAAAGACGCCGACGCGACGGAGATCGTTAAGGCGCTCTCTACCGTCGACTATGACAAGGTTGCGCCGCTGTGGGACGAGCTGCTTTCGTGCTGTGAGATCGTGCAGGGCGGGGCGACCATTCCAGTTGACGCCGACACGCTTGACGGGAAGATTGACTATCCGACGACCGTTTTCCTTCTGAAGGCGGCGGCCGTTCAGGCGAACTTCGGTTTTTTCGGCAAAGGCGGGTTCTCGCACTTCCTCTCCACGATGCGTGGCGTTCTGACCTCTTAAAGGTCAAAGGAACGTCGGCACTAGCGAATCTCCCGCCGGTTTGCGGTCGTGCCGTTTCCTCGCGGCTCGCGAGCCTGCGGGAGGTTCAAACCTATTACAGCCTGCAAGACGTCTACGACCTTGACGAGGTTTTGACTTTGCAGAACTACCATGAATGGCTGGCAAGCCGTAGGGATGATTGATGTCTGTCATTGACGAATTACTGATTTCCATCGGGCTTGACGCGAAGGAGTTTGCCAAGGGCGTCGATGCCGTTCGTGGGAAGGTCGAGAACTTTGCGACAAAGGCAAAGGAGCAATTTGAATCGGTCGGCACGCAGTCGAAAGACTCGGGCGCCGTTTCTGCGCTCTCTTTCTCGCGTGCGGGCGAACGCGTGCAAAAGCTCGGCGAAGCGTCGAAAGAAGCCGCGGCGGCTATCTCCGACTCATTCAAGGGTGCTGCCCCCGCCATTGAGCTGGTCCGCTCAAAGCTCGGACTGTTGGCCGCTACCTTCGGGCTTGTGGCCGGTGGTGCGCAGACGTTCGGCAACTATGTCGATAAGTCGGAATCGCTTGCGAGGCTGTCGACTCAGCTCGGCGTGTCGGTGCGCGAGCTTGACGCATTCGGGAAGGCCGCAGAGGCCGCCGGGGGTTCTGCCGAATCAATCTTTACCTCGATGAAGACTTACTACCAGCAGACCGGGCGACCGGCTGAGGAAGTCTTTCAGCTTGCGAGCAAAGTCGAGGGCATGAGTCGCGGGGCGGCTCAGCGCTTTTTGCAGGCGCAGGGGGTGGCGCTCGATGCTATTCCCATTTTCTTGCAAGGACAAAAGGCGCTTGACGCCTTAATGGCGAAGTACCGCAAGACGGCTTTTACCGCGCAGGACAGTCGGAACGCCCGCGCGTTCAAAGTCGCGTGGATGGATTTCAAGATTGCGGCGCAAGACGTCGGCAATGTGTTCGTGCGGCTGGTGCTCCCGGGCGTCACAAGGTTGCTTGACGGCTTAAGCGGCCTTGTCGGGATTATCCGCGAGAACTCACGTGCCTTTGCCCTGCTCGCGGTCGGGTTTGGGCTTGTGTTTGGGCTTAAAAACCTGAATGCCATTAAGAACGCGATTCTTGCCGTGCGAGCCTTCGGGAGTGCCGTCAAGATGGCGGCCCTTCCGGTGACGGTAATCGCGGCAGGCGTGGCGGCCCTGGTGCTCGTTATTGACGACCTGATTGGGTTCGCCCAAGGTGCCGACAGTCTTTTTGAGCGGATGCTCAAGAAGATGGGCGCCAGTGCCGCCGACATTGAAGAGTTTCGCGAGAGTTTGAAGACGCTCGGCGAGGGCTTTTCATGGCTGTGGGACAAGGTCAAGCCGCTTTTAGGCGGCGCCCTGACGCTTGTTTTTAAGGCCGTGGCGGTCGTTATCGTCGGGTTGGCTGCCGCCATTAACGGACTTGTTATCGGCTTTTCCACGCTTTGGCGGACGGCGAAAAAGATCGGCAAGGAAATAGCCTCAGTCTTTACGGCTATTCCGGACGCGATCATTGAGGCGCTGAAAACGGCATGGCAGACGCTTACCGGGTGGTTCGATGACGCCGCCGATCTCATTAAAAAGAAGATTGGCGAACCCATTAAGGGGCTGTTTGGCGGCATCGGGAAATTCCTCGGCTTTAGCGGCGACAAGGCCGAAGAGGAGAAGAAGAACCAGCCCACGAGCACCCGTGAGCGAGAGATTGTCGTTGTGAAGCAGGCGGCATATAAGGCCGCCGCCCCCAACGTCGTCACTAACGCGAGCATGAATGTCGTGAACAACATCGAGACAAGAGACAACGCGCAGGCCATCAGCCGAGCCATCGGCGCCACGGTCACGGGCGGTTTCAACCGGCAGGCGGAACTTATTGGCCAGTCGACGCGCGGCGTCAATTTGAAGTGAGGGGACTGAATGGCTCAAGACTTCTCAACATGGGCGATTCTGAACGCTTCTGATCGACCTATTTGCGATTACGTCGGCATCGTGTCCTGCTCGCTTGCCGAGGCCGCCCGCGTGCTTACGGAGCCTTTAGAAGGCGGCAATCTTGCGGCCTATAACAAGGTGCAGGCGCCTGATGCCGTGTCGATATCGCTTGCGCTTGACGGCGATCCAGCGACGCAGACGCAGGCATTAAATGCGCTGCGGAGTCTGAAGCAGGCCATTGGCACTGATTCGCTTTGTAAGCTCGTGACGCCGTATTTCGTGGTCGAAAATCTCGCGCTTGAGACAATCAGCCAGTCGCGATCGGTAACGCAGAACGCGAGTTCTCTGGTTGTTGAACTGGGCTTTATTACGATTCGAGCGGTGCAGACCGGCACGCGCAAAGTCGTATGGTCGCCGCAGAACCCGACGAGTGCGGACGAAGTGAGCGGCGGGAAGGTGCAACCGAAGACGCTGGCCGCAAAACTTGCCGAGGGCCTTTTATGAGCTGGATGGAAATTCCTCTTTCGGCCGTGCCGTTTCAGACGGTAAGCGCGGTCGTTAACGGGCAAAATTATCGCGTGACGGTACGCCAAAACGGGGCATTTATTTATACGTCGTTGATGGTTGACGGCGTGCGGGTGGTTGATAACGCGCTGGCGGTTGCACGCGGTCGCGTGATCCCTTTCGCGCAGACCGTGGCCCGGACCATGCTTTACTGGGTTGACACGCAGGGCAATGACCGCCCGCAGTACGGCGGACTGGGCGACCGGTGGATTTTGGTCTACGAGGCGGCCAATGAGTAGCTACACGCGAAAGATTATCCGCATCCGCATCACGATGGATGATGGCGGCGCCAGCGGCTCACAGATGACGTTCACGGAGAACGCGATAGCCGTTCGGATTCAGAAGCAAGGGGCGCCGGAACTTCCGAAGGCGCAGGTAGCTATTTGGGGCCTGTCTCAGGATCAAATGACGCAGCTCACGATGCTGTCTTTTGACGCGCTATCGCTGCGTCGTAACGTGCTTGAGATTGCCGCAGGCGAAGAGGATCGCGAGTTGGCCGTAGTCTTTCAAGGCGAGATCATGAACGCGGCGCCGGACATGAATGCGGCACCGTCGCCCGTGATGCGCCTTGAGGCCATTTCAGCCGCCTATCCGAAGCTGATCCCGTCGCCTCCCGTGGCGGTCAAAGGGGAGCAGACTGTAGATAGCCTGATGCAGGCTTTTGCTGGTGAGGCGGGACTGCAATACGAATCGGCAGGCATCACGTCGAGCCTGACGAACTGCACGATTAACGGCGACCCGATCACCAAAAGCAAATGGGTCGCGGACACAATCGGCGCCGATCTCGTTATTGACGATCAAAAGATGGTGCTGGTCGACCCCAACAGCTCGCGCGGGGAGGCTGTGGCCATTGACGTGATCAACCCGCAAACCGGGGAGATCGGATATCCTAGCTTTGACTCGCTTGGCATTCGGGCGGTGTGCTTGTTTAATCCCGTTTTGATGGTCTGCGGATTGTGCCGTATCGAAAGCTCGATGCCGCGAGCCACGGGGGTTTGGAAAATTTACAGCGTGACGCATGATATTGCCGCCAACCTTCCGAACGGAGGCGCGTGGCGTACAGAAATCGCAGGAACGTGGGTTGACAGATGACTGAGCTTAAAACTAATGCGCGGGTATCGTCCTTAGGGTCGGAACTCAACGCGCAGGAATTTTTCACGCGGTCTATCGTCAAACAGATGGTGAGTACCGCGATCCCGGTACGGGTTGACGTGGTCGAGCGTGCCGCTGACGGTAGCGGCGCTCTGTACGTGGACGCGACGCCCCTTGTGTGTCAGACCGGCGCCGATGGCAACGTACTGGAGCCTGTGAGCATTCCGCACCTGCCTTATTTCCGGCTTCAACACGGCACCGCCGCCGTGATTTGCGATCCGGTTGTTGGGGACATTGGACTAGCGATTTTCGCTCAGCAGGACTGCTCACGACTGACGGGCGGCAATACGCCAGTCGCGCCGGGTACATTCCGATGCTTTGATATGTCCGACGGCTTCTATATCGGCGGCTTTTGGGGACAGGTGCCGAAGACCTTCATTCACATCGAAGAAGCGGGGACGATTCATGTCGTCGCACCGAAGCAGCATCACTTAGAAAGTCCGACGGTAATCGTTGACTGCGAAACCGTAACGGTGAACGCTAAGGACTCGGCGACAGTTGTGACGAAGACCGCCAAAGTGAATGCATCGAGTGCGCTGACGGTTGACAGCCCTCAGAGCACATTCACGGGCAACGTCGCGATAAAAAAGAATCTGACGGTCACGGGGCACATCTCCGGCACGTCCGGCATGAGCATTACGGGCGGCACCGGGGGCGCGACTGCTACATTCCAGGGTTCGATTAAGGTTTCTGATGATGTTACGGCGAGCGGTATCAGTCTCACGAGGCACACCCACACCGAGCAGGGCGATGGGAAAGAAACGTCAGGACCGCATTAAGGGGACGAGATGCACACTCAGAAGACTTTGGGGCTTTCTTCAGATTGGGATTTGGAAATTGACGCAAACGGCAATTTGAAGATGCTTGATCAGGTTGACGCGATCTGTCAGAACGTCAGCAACGAATGCCGGTTGTTCCTTCATGATGCATACTTTCGCTACGACGAGGGAATAGACTGGTTCACGGATCAGCTCAGCAAGCCCCTGCAAGTTGCGGTAGTCACCGACCGCCTGCGTCGGGCGGCGCTCAGCGTGCCGGGCGTGCTGGCGGTAACGGCGATCCACCTTGAGGTGTTGAACAAGGAAGAAAGAACCCTGCGCGGGACAATTGAAATCGAAACTGAGTACGGCCATGGCACAAGTTACATTTAATCAGAAAACGGGCGTAGTCGTTCCGTCGACGCGTGAAGTGCGCGAGGATTTGGCGAAGGCCGTGCAGGACGCGATGCCTGCCGCCGCCAACGGCGATCCTGTCAACGTCGATTCAACTTCGCCGCTCGGGCAGATCGTTGACTTGACCGCGGCAGAGGTTGAGGCCAAAAATTCCGAGGTCGGTTTTTTAGCGAATCAATACAATCCGGACGTAGCGCACGGCATCTTTCTCGACGCACTGGCGAACCTTTACGGGCTAGAGCGTAAAGTCTCCGAGCCGACGGTTGTCGTCTGCACGTGTACGGGCCTGCGCGGGACGGTGATTCCGTACGGGGCAATCGTTGAGGATGCGAACGGCAATAAGTTGCGCCACATTGCCGTGGCAGGTGCCGCCATCGGAGACGCGGGCACGCTGGAAACGACCTTTGCAACGGTGGAGCACGGGCCGATTGAAATCGGTGCGGAAACCGTGACGAAGATTGTGACGGTGGTCGCAGGGTGGGATACCGTCAACAATGCCGCCGCTGGTGCCACGGGTCGAGACATTGAGCCGGATGGCGAATTGCGCAACCGTATGAAGGAATCGTACGCGATGAACGCCAACGGAACTGTCTCGAATATTCAGGCCAATTTGTCGCAGCTTGATGGCGTACTTGATTGTGTCGTTTTAGAGAACTACACGAACCTAAAAAAGACACAGTACGCCCTAGAACTTGAGCCGCATTCCATCGCGGTGTGCATCGTGGGCGGCGAAGACGCGGACATAGCGCGCGTGATCTTTGAACGCAAGTCCGGGGGGTGCGGCACGAACGGCGAGACGCAGGTTAAGCACGTCGACAAAGAGCACTTTAACGCCTTATACACGTATCGAATCGTCCGACCGACGGCAGTCGATTTCCGCGTAAAAGTCGAGTTTTTCAGCGCCGACATGAATGCCGAGACGCAAACCGCTGTTAAGGAGGCCATTGTTAAAGACTTCCTAGGCGAGCTGGATAACTCGCGCGTGACTCTCGCGAGCACGGTTTACGCCTCTCGCTTTTATAAGTGCGTGCAGGCCGCCACGACGACGCCGGTCAAGGCCATTACGGTGGGGCTGAACGAAGGCGCCCTAGGCGCCTCGGTTGAGGTGCCTGCGAACGAGTCGCCGACAATCTCGCCCGAAACGATAACCCTGACTTTCGGAGGCTAGCTTATGAGCGATTCGCAGACGTGGCAGAACTTTGAATCAGCCGAAGACGTACGCGAAATGGCCGACGTGACGAGTAGCGCGTCTGTGGCCATGCAAAGCCAATATGCGCACGCCCCGCGCATGAACGCGGTCGGGAAGATTTTGCAGGACGAGATAGACGCTACGAATCAACTCGACGATATTGCGGTGCAGGTTGCCGACGTAGAGACGGCGAAGGGCGTGTTTCTTGACTGGTGGGGCAAGCGCATCGGCATCGACCGCTATATTAAGGTCAAAGACGATTATGTTCGGTTCGATGACGACTATTTTCGTTTCCTGCTGATGTATCGCGCGGTCTGCAATGTGTCGGATTCGACGTGCGCCACGATGAATCGAATGCTCTCACTGCTCACGAGCACGCGGGTGTTTGTTGTTGACTATGGGGACATGAGCTTAAATTCTGTGGTGATCATCGGGAGCATCACGGAGATTCAGGCGCAGATTTTGCAGACGTACGGGCTATTGAATCGACCCGCAGGCGTGATGACCAATTTCCTTATCATCTATCCGGATGAGGAGATTTTTGGATTTGAAGGGTCTGACCTGTTGCCGTTCGATCAGGGCGTTTTCAATCCGGGCAGGACAATCAACGACTTCTAACGCCTCGCACGTGCGGGGCTTTTCATGGGCCACATATGAGCAATTATCCGCAGTTATTTTTGGCGTCGGCCATTGCGGCTGACGGGGACAAGACTATCCCTCCGGCTGACTCTCAGACGGCAGGCACAGGGCGTTTTTCGCAGGCAAAGGGCTGGACCGACGTCAACTCCAAGCCGATCGGCGAGGGCGGCATTCCGCCGAAGCGCGAGGACTTTAATGGTGCGTTTTACCTGCTCTCGCAGTTCCTTGTGTGGTATCAGCAGGGCGGCATTATGCAGTACACCGCCACGCTGGATTATGAGCCGGGAAACGAGGTGTTTAGCGCAGGTGTGAAGTATCGCTGTCTTGTGGCCAACGGCCCGGGGACTGCCAAGGGCGTGGTTAACCCCCCTGCTGACAAAACGGTTTGGAGCAATCAGGATCTGCCCAGCGTCTTGGCCGGGCAGATCACGCCGTTTTACAACTGCAAGCTGGGCGGGTCGGACGGAAGAAGGCTGATCCCGTGGGGCAGTACCGATGCATATGAGTCTTACGTTATCTGCGACGGCGGTAGTGATGGACGCGGCGGGAATGTGCCGAATCTCATCGACCGGTTTTTACTTCCGAGCAATGTTGATGATGCAGGAAAGACGGGCGGCGGTTTGAGTCTTCAGGTGCCGGGGGTCACGGTAAACGGCACTGTCGGGGAAACTGTTCTGACGATTGATCAGATTCCTTCGCACACTCACACCGGTTATACGTCAACCACGGGAAGCCATGCGCACGGACGCGGGACGATGGAGATTACAGGCGCGATCCCGGTTGACGATCACAAAATTAGACATATCGAGGGGGCTTTTTATCAGAACGGGTCTTATGGCGACTGCGACAACCGCGACTCGGAAAATCCTTCTCCTCGCGCGTCCTTTGCGGCCTCAAGAACGTGGACAGGATACACGTCATACGACGGAACCCACAGCCACAGCATGAATCTCAACAACACGGGCGGAGGCAAAGGGCATACGCACACAATCACCAGCTCATCTGAGACGCAGACGCTCACGCTAGACCGCCCGCCGTTCTATCGTCTTGCCTATTTTGTCAAGTTGCCGGAGTAAGTCATGGCATCAAAAGAATTTCGTTTCCATTACGTCAAGACGCCGACCGGTGCAATCAGCGGGCAGTCTGTTCTTACGCAGACAGAGGACGCGATTAACAACCTCGGCGACTACATGGCCGAGGCTACGGTCGATGCAACCGAGGCGCTGAACAAGGCGACTGAAGCGCTCGACACGGCGAATACGGCTCAGCAGACTTCGGCTGAGGCGCTTGCTACTGCGAATTCTGCAAATAGCAAGGTCAACACCTTAACCGCTACTGTTAACACGTTTGACGGGCGAATTAAGACCGCGGAAAGTAATGCCACGAATGCCGTCACTACGGCGACGGAGGCGGCGAATAACGCGGCTCAGGCCGTGGCAACGGCCAACTCTGCGAACAAGACGGCTCAGCAGGCTGTCACGGCGGCCAATGCCGCGCAGACGACGGCCGATAATGCGAATGCCGCGGCGACTCAAGCTGTAGGAACGGCGAACGCTGCGAACGCGACAGCGGCAGATGCGAAGCGAATTGCACAGCAAGCTGTAACCGATACGGACGCCATCCGCGAGGAAATCAATCAGAACTTGGCCGTGATGACCGAGAAGGTCACAGAGGCCACGACGCAGGCGCAGAACTCTGCCGCGTCTGCTGGCGAATCGAAGGCGAGCAGTGACCTGTCTAAGCGCTGGGCGACATTGATGACGGGCGCCGTCGACGATGACGGCTATTCGTCCAAATGGAATGCTCAGCTCGCGCAGGCTTGGGCGGTGAAGACCGACGGCAAGGTGACGGAAAACAACCTGCCGGATGGCGCTGAGATCGACTACTCGGCGAAGTACTACGCTCAGCAGGCCGGGGGTTCAAACAGCGCGGCGAAGGCATCAGCCGATGCGGCGAAGGCTTCACAGACTGCGGCGGCATCGAGCGCGGCGGCGGCGAAGACTTCACAGGATGCGGCCAAGGCAAGTGAGACTGCGGCCAAGGCTTCGCAGACCGCGGCGGCTGGTTCTGCTTCTGCGGCCAAGACGTCGGAGACGAATGCCCTTGCGTCTAAGAACGCGGCGGCCACGAGCGCAGGCGCGGCAAAGACCTCAGAAACGAACGCCAAGACGTCTGAGAACAACGCCAAGAAGTCCGAGACTGCGGCGGCCTCGTCCAAGACCGCGGCGGCAGAAAGCGCATCGGCGGCGGCGGCTTCGGCAGAAGCGGCGCAGGGCGCTCAGGATACAGTGGCGGCATCGGCCTCTGCGGCGGCGGCTAGTGCGGCGGCGGCGAAGACATCCGAGACGCACGCCAAGACGTCGGCAGACAACGCGAAGGCGTCGGAAACGAAGGCCAAGGCGTCGCAGGACGCGGCGGCCGGTAGTGCGACTACTGCAAGCACGAAGGCAACTGAGGCGGCTAGTTCTGCTTCTGCGGCCGATGCTTCAAAAACGGCGGCGGCTGGTTCGGCCTCTGCGGCGAAGACTTCAGCAGACGCGGCGAAGGTTTCGCAGAACGCGGCTAAGGCATCCGAAACGGCGGCGGGCAATTCAGCGACTGCGGCGGCAGGATCGAAGACCGCGGCGGCCACGTCAGAAAAGAATGCCGCTAATTCTGCGACTGCGGCTAATGCGTCAAAAACTGCGGCGGCTGGAAGTGCGACTACAGCAAACACGAAGGCAACGGAGGCTTCTGCCTCGGCGCAAAAAGCCAAGGACTGGGCCTCAAAAGAGGACGGCCCGGTTGAAGGTTCAGGCGAAACCGCAAAGTATTCTGCGAAGTATTACGCCGAGCAAGCCAATCAGAGCAACAGCGTGAAGTACGTTGCGCAGACGCTGACCGCGGCGCAACAAACGCAGGCACGCGCTAATATTGGCGCTGGGTCTGCGGCTGACGTATCTTCGCAGGGCACGCGCCTGACGGCGGTCGAAAAGAAGGCGGCTGACAACGCAACGGCCATCACGAACCTCAGAGGCGATATCCCGACAAAGACGTCTCAGCTGACGAACGATTCAGGGTTCTTGACGACACAGCAACAGGCGGACTGGAATGCGACATCGGGGGTGACGGCGATCAAAAACAAGCCGACTATCCCGACGAAAGTTTCCCAGCTCACGAACGATTCAGGGTACGTCAAGGCCACGAGCGGCACCACAGACCTGACGGCTGGATCGTCCAACCTTGCGACTGGCGAGATTTATTTAGTTTACGAATAAAAGGAGTAACGATGAAGAAGGTAGAAAAGTACACCGGGGAAAAAAACTATATGTTTCCTAACGGCGCCTTGGCAACGAAGGACGCAGTACTTGAGCAGTTCCCCGCCGCTTTGGCGTTCGTGCACTACGTTGAAACGGATGAAAACGGTGAGGTGATGTGGGCTTTTCAGAATTTATCTGCGATGCGCACGATGTATAAGATCGACACGGCACTTTCGGAATCTGAGGCCCTTGCGAAGATTGAAGAAATCATTAACACGGAACCGAAAGTTGACACGACGCCCTCGGCAGAAGAACGTATCGCGGCGGCGCTTGAATATCAGAACCTTGCCTCTATGGGAGACGTAGCATGACTTATGAGCTGGTAAAACGGAATTTCGACAGAGGCCTTTGGACGGCGCAGATGGTTCGCCTCGCTGTGAGAAAGGGCGTCATCACGAAAGAGCAGTTTAAGGAAATCACGGGGCAGGACTACTGATATGACAAAAGCGTGCTATGTTGGCGTGGCCGGTAAGGCTCGCAAGGTCAAGAAAATTTACACCGGGGTCGACAACAAGGCGCGCAAAGTCAAAAAAGCCTATGTTGGTGTGGGAGGGAAAGCGAGACCGTTTTTCTCAGCAGAGTCGGGAGTAGAGTACTACGGGCACGTGCCGCCGTTAAGCCAAGCGCGGACGGACCTCTCGGCGACGACCGTGGGGAATTATGGACTGTTTGGGGGTGGTTACTATATGGACGATCCCTATTCTACAGTAGACGCCTACAGTAAGGCATTAGTCTGTAGCACTCCGACAGAGTTAAGCGAAAGAAGGTACTATCTGGCGGCTACAACAGTAGGAAACTATGGGATGTTTGGTGGGGGATGTACGCCACTTGGTACTATGTATTATTCGATGAACACGGTAGATGCCTACAGTGCGTCTCTAGTACGAAGCACTCCTACTTCGTTAAGCCAACCACGGAGGTTATTGGCCGCGACCACCGTAGGAAATTATGGGCTGTTTGGCGGTGGTGATAGCGGTGGTGGCGTGTCTATAGAAACAGTAGACGCATATAGCACGTCGCTCGTACGAAGCACTCCTACACCTCTGAGCAGTGGGAGGTACCTATTGGCCGCGACCACCGTAGGAAATTACGGGCTGTTTGGTGGCGGGGACGGCGAGTCTGAAGAAGTAGACGCCTACAGTGCGACATTAGTCCGTAGCACTCCTACACCTCTGAGTATAGGAAGGGACGCCTTGGCCGCGACGTCTGCGGGGGATTATGCGCTGTTTGGCGGTGGTGATAGCGGTGATGGTTCTACAGTAGACGCCTACAGTGCGACATTAGTCCGTAGCACCCCTACGCCTCTGAGTGAAAGTCGGGGTGCCTTGGCCGCGACAACTGTAAATGGTTATGGGCTGTTTGGCGGCGGTAGGGAGAGCAAAACAGTAGACGCATACAGCCCAGCTCTTGTGCGTAGTACACCTCACCCCATGTTCATAGAGAGCGGAGAATTGGCTGCGGCGACAGTTGGAAACTACGGCTTGTTCGGTGGTGGTTTTTCCTACAACTCCTACTTTGGCATAGTAAACGCCTACACTGTAGAAGGGGGGGGGGGGGTAGGCTCGACTGAGAAGCCCGATCCTAATACCCCTGATCTGCCTCCCCCTGATAAGCCTGAGGACCTGAACCACAAGAAGCCGGGCGGCCACGTGCCCGATAAGGTCGGTGGCGAAGATTGATGTCCCCTAACTGCTACGCCCCTCCATGAGGGGCTTTTTTATAGGTGTTGCCATGTACCTGAAATGGCTTTGCTTTTTACCGGCGTCCCTTGCCTTCGACGTTTTCGGACGTCTTCTAACGCCGCTCGTCGTGCTCTTTGCCGACAAAGACGGCTGGTTGCCTTCGTGGCTTTGGTGGTGGCAGACGCCGGACAATCCTATTGACGGCGACGCCGGGCATCTAGCGCGTTGGGGCATATCAACCGCCCCGCTTGCGACATACGTCCGGCGGGTGGCGTGGCTGTGGCGAAACTGCGGATACGGCTTCAATATTGACGTGCTCGGATTTAAGCATCAGGCCGGAGACGTGAAGCAGGTCGATGGCGATCCGACGATTGGCGACACGTCAGGTATTTCGGGTGTCTGCCGGTGGAAGGTTTATCGCAATGGGAAGCCGGTTTGCTGGCAGTTTTACTACGTGAAGCACTACAGAATTTTTGGCGTTTGGAAGTGCGTTCGCATTGGCGCCGGCTGGAAGATTTGGGGTGAGCCCGTCCCGGGCTACGTCTACGGGCAACACTGGGTGTATTTTCACCCAATAAAGGGCTCAGGCCGAAACAAGTAATCTATGCCAGAGAGGGTGCGCATGACGTCTGACTTTTTGCCGGGAGGCGCCGAAAAAATAGTAGCCGCGGCAGTGGGCGCCCTCACCGGCGCCCTTTCGTTTTTCTTCGGCCTCGATACCAAGCCGCTCATTATTTGGCTCGCGATCTTTATCGCGGCAGACATCTTGACCGGCATGGCGGCGGCGTTCGTTAACCGTGACTTCGAGAGCCGGATTGTGTCGCGTGGGCTTTTGAAAAAGGGCCTGATGTTTGTTGTCGTGGGCTTTGCTCACGGACTTGATGTGCAGTTTTCCTACACGCTGAACTATCTCGCAGTATTTCAGGGCATTGTCATAGCGGCCTACGGCTTCACAGAGTTCATGAGCATCATTGAGAACCTTGACCGCATGAACCTCGGCGGGTGCATTCCTGCAATCATTCGCAAGGCACTCAAACAGATCAACGCCCGGTTAGATGAAACGGTAGATGAGATCGGCACCAAGCCGAAGGATGGCAAAAATGAAAATCGGATACTTTGACACAAAGGAGCTGGCAAGTAAGGACGGCCAGCGCTCTCCGTTCGGAGAGCAACAAGTCAGGTCGGAGCTACTATTTTTATTGAACAGGATCAGGACGGCATGGGGCCGCCCGATCATCGTCAACAGCGCTTACCGCTCGCCTGAGCATAATCGCGCCGTGGGCGGCGTGGAGAACTCTTATCACGTCCGGGGGCTGGCGGCAGACATTCGTCCGGAGCATCAGGAAGACCTGCCCGAACTGCAAGACCTCTGTTTAGAACTCAATGCCGACGGCGGCGTCGGGCTTTATGACAGCTTTGTCCATGTCGATGCCCGGGGCTTCAAAGCTCGCTGGGACAACTGCAAAAAATGACCAAGGCGGGAATCCTCAAATACGTTTTTATTTTTTTCAAGGAGTACGCTATGCACAGCGAAGACTTTCGAGAATGGCTTAAGAAAATCGGCGTGAAGGCCGAAGACCTCACGCGGGACGCCTACGAAAAACTCAAGGCCGAAAAAGCAAAAATGGACACAGAGACGCGCCGGAAGTGCCGGCTCTTTTGGGCGACCGTGTCGGTCGTGACCTTCCTCATCGGCCTCGGGCTGGGTCATTTGTTCTTCTGATGCGCTGCGGGCGTGTCACTTCTGCAAATGAGCGCAAGCAAATTTGAGGGTGCGCCCCCCGGCGGTATTGATGGTGCTGAAGTGAGGCGGCGGGGAAAACGCCGTAGGTGCAAATGTCGGCAAGCAAATTTTTGTACACAGTCCTCGCGGCTTTGATCTTCGGCGCCGGCTACGCCTTTGCGGACGCCCTGCGCACTGCGGACATCCAGCGCCTTAAAGCCGATTACGCGCAGGCCGCGCAGGAGTATCAAGCGAAGCTCACGAAAAGGGAGGCAGACAATGCGAAGAAGCTCGCCGCCGCGGTCGATCAAAAGCAGGCTGAGATCGACGCGCTTGACTCTCAGCTCGCTGGTATGCGTGACGATGTTGAGCGCCTGCGCCGTGCCGCAAGCGCCGGGCGTGGTGGAGTGCCCCCCGGCGCCGGTAGTGCCTGCGTCTCTTGTGAGCGACAAGTCTCAGACTGTAAACGCTTACTTGCGGAGGGTGCGGAGCTTCTTAGCGAAGGCGGCGGACTGGTCGGCGCCCTCAGCGCAGACCGAAACGCCGTCCGCAAAGCCCTAAAACCGTGAAGCACAAAAAGAAAAACCCCATGGCGTCTGGAGATCACCACGAGGCTTTTCAGAAAACCACCGCTCTGTTTTCGCGGGGCTTATTTTACCCGATCTTTTGGGTTCCCGCGCGCCTTCTGAACTTCCCTCAGCCGATCGCGTATCCAGTGCGACCCTCCGAGTTCCTTCAGAAGGGCCGCTAGTTCGACCGGGAGGCTTATCGTGACGTTACGGGAGCCGTTCTCATACAGCCTCGGACGGCCTCCGAGGTTCTTTTTATCAGAGGTCATTTGCACGCCTCGCAACGTCCTCTGCGATCATTGGATGTTCTTTGCACCACATGGCGCGCTCAATCCCGCTTGCCTGTTTGTACCACATTGCGAGCGACGTAATTGCATATGATCTTTGCGACAACCAGTGCGCCCGGCCCCAGTCCTCTGCCGTCCTCGGCAGAAAATCCAGCTCGAAAGCCGACACGGCAATGGTGTTGTTCATGGCCCACGGCGTGCAGTCCGCCTCCTCATGCCCGAGGGCGTCAACAGGGCCGCCATCCGCCGCCCAGCCGTTGACGAATGCGAGCTTTTCGGCCCCAGTCAGGCCATTCACATAGAGCACGAACTCCATGTTATCCGCCACGTCCTGCGCCTCGCGAGCGAAGTCGTCGATAGCCTTTGCCTCCCCGAGGGCGAGACCGAAGCCAACACAGATGATTTCTTCAACGTCCTTCGGCATCGGATGGCCCAATTCGTCTAGCCATTCTTCAGACCACGCCGTTGTGGCAAACCATTTCGCCAGCTCTTTCGAGTAAGTGATCGTGACGGTCAGTGACTTATAAAAGTCATAGCTGATGTCCTCCGGCAGCTCGCCGGTGCAAAGGTGCGCCCGCCCGTGTGCGACGAGTTCGCCGCCTTCGAGTGAGAGTTGTTCGTCTACGATGCATTCAATGTAGTGCTCCCCGCGAGCGTATTCGCCACGACGGGCGAATTTCGTGAACGTGGAAACGATGATATTGGCGGTGGTTCTCATTTTGTATCTCCGAAGCCCTGCGGGCTTGTTGTTTTCTGATAAACGGAATATTAGGCTAGTTAGTAACGTACGTAAATTAGCAGTTACCCTAATCTGCGTAAATACTTTGATCGGCTATATTGACAAGCCATACTATAGCTGAGCTAATTCTAAATGCGGGTGGACATGGCCACGCCGTACACTCTGCGTGACCGAGTCGGACGCCGGGGGGAAAAGCCGCATTCAGCGGCTTTTCTTTTGCCTGCTACTGGCGCCGCATCAACCACGCCTGAAACGCCTTATCCTCTGCTGTAAACGTGCGCGGGTCATTGAAGAAATCGCGATAGATGCCGATGGTGTCGTTTCGCATCGTTTCGTTGACGCGCAGAAGCTCATCCCTGCGCAATTGCATGACGATATCGCACAGGTCATCAATCGCCCGATGCACGCCCTCAAAGTTGGCTTCTAGTATCTGATGTGTTTTCTGCCAGTGCACATAGGCCGAATCGAGCAGCGCACCAGCGGCCTGAAACTGTCGCGAGAGGTTCACCGGCTGAGTCGTCGCGCGTGCGCAGATGAAGCCCGTGATAAGAACGCCCATCAAGTCAGACCAACAACTATCTTCCTTTTCCGGCTCTCCGGAGCGGCACCGCTCCAATAAGGCGTAAAACCCTAGGCAGTATTTATACTGTTCAGTTTCAGTCACCGGGATGACGCGGGCCAGTGCGCCGTAACCCCTGCGCTCAATAAGGGCATCCCCTGCGTAGTGGCACTGCTTTTTTCGGCCGGGCTTACGCTCTGCACGCTTCGCCAGCCGCCTCAATGCTCGGCTCATGCTTCCTCCTTCGCGCCCTTCAGAAAGCCAACGAACTTCTGCACGGCGAGCCCTTTTTTAGTGATTTCTGTTGCGAGGCTCTGCGCGAGCATTATCGCCAAATCGTCCCTGCCTTCTTTGACGCGATCGACAAGGATAGAGAGCTGTACGGCCTCACCCTTTGAAAAAGAATGATCGTACTTAAGCTCGCGGATCATCTCTTTAATCTCTTTCATCTTTTTCATGATAATTCGGCGCGGAAACCTCTTCCTTTAGGAAGGGGAGGAAGCGCCGACCTCCTTTCTAAGTTATTAGCGGATACCCGCAGGCTCCGCTTACTCGGCCCGAAGGCCGGTTGACATCCTTCGTCAATGTTGGAAGGGGTTTCCAACCAGCAGCACCGCTCCTACCTCTTAGAGCTTTTAACCACTGGCCGCAGAGCGTGGAACTAGGATGAACATTCCACGGTGCCTATATATTCCCAACCAACGTAGCTCGCCTCCCCAAGGAGGTTTGCTGAGACTAGTCAATAAAGGCTCTTTCAAGCCTCTGCCTTCAGGCAGGGGTTATTGACCTCTTTCGTTTTCTTCAGGTCAATCATTTGACGACTCCCAAAATTTGGTTATATCGTCATAGAGCTGTCGCGCTGGTATCAACGCATCGAGGCCAATATCTCTAGCGCGCTTCGGGTCGCTTTTGACCGCGATGTCATAAAGCATGGCATTCACCGGGTCGTAGATTTCTTCTGCCTTAAGGAGAACGGCAGACACGATATTTTTTTGTGACTTTGTGAGCGTTCCGGTATGCGCAAAGAGAACGAACGTCAGGGCGGCACGCTGTCCAACATTGAACACGCAGGTGCCGCCAACGTCGCGATGAGCTGCGCAACTTTCGACAAGAAGCCGGGCGCCGGTGTAGTCATTCGTGAGCCGTGCATACTCGAAAAACCGCGCACCATCCGCCGCTTTTCTCAAAAT